CTTTTTTACAAGGCTGACACCAGTCTGCCGTAAAGTAAAGTATTGATTTCATTTGCCAGACTTTACTCTAGCCTTTTTTAATACTTCAAAATCTTTAATCTTGGTTTCGCCAAGGTATCCCCAAGCATATCCATCATTAATCATTTTATTATTAATAGATTCTGATTCTCCATTAATATATATCCAACCAAGAATACGTCCATATTTTTCAGAAGAATTCATTTTTTCTGTACGAATAACAACTGACTTAGCATCTTTTAATTGTTTCTTTAAGTATTCTTTAGACTCAAGACCAAGAACTTTTTCAACTTTATCTGTTGTACGTGACTCTGGCGTATCGATGCCAGCCAAACGAACACGAGATGAAAATAAAATATCAAACCCTAAATCAATAATTACGTCAATGGTATCTCCATCAACAACATTTTTTACTTCTTTAACAAAATACTCATACATTACACTGCCCCAATCGCTCTATTTTCAACTAACTTTTCACGTTCATCAAGAACCTCTAACATGAAAGACATCATCTTTGCATATGACTCAGGATTATTCATTATCTTATCGTAGTGATGACTACAAAACATTAGTTCTCCAGAAGCCCCTTTGACTTTGACTAAGGCTTGTGCTTGGCATGTATCACAACGATCTTTTGCATTTAAAACCCATTGTTTTGGCTTTACGCTTGGATGATCTTTTAATATATTTGTCATAGTACTATTATATCGCTACTTTCTGTTGTCTGTTGAATAAAATCCACTACCGTTGAAAATTGCAGTAGGAGCACTCCAAAGTCTTTGCATAGATTGATTACAGCATACTGGATATTTTTCTTCATCAAATTTTTTTTCAAACTCAATTTGTGAAGAACAAACAGAGCATTTGTAATCATATCTTGGCATTAATTCTCCTATAGTTATATCTAAGTATATCAAATAATAGGCAGTTTTACAACATGCCCAGGTTGTTTTTTTACTTGACTTTAATTACTTTAGGTTTCTTGTCTTCAGGAACAACACGAACAATATTAACTGTAAGCATGCCATCCTTAAGTTCAGCACTAGATACTTCCATGTATTCACCAAGAGCAAATGTGCGAGTAAATTTACGAGCAGCAATTCCCTTATGAACAACTTCAACATCTGTTACTTCTGCTATTTCACCTTTAATTATTAACGTTCCATTATCTACTGAAACATTAATATCTGTTTTTGAAAATCCAGCAACAGCCAAAGATAATCTGTATGTATCTTCGTCTAATTTTAAGATATCGTATGGCGGATATGCCTGACGAGTTGCTAGATTGTGTACTGTACTTAAACGGTCCAATTCACGATTGAAACCAATAAAAAATGGATCCTTAAAAAGATCCAATGCAAACGAACTTACCATTTTTTCTCCTTTTCAGCGAGTTAGTTTATGTATCCCCCGTAGGCAGATACAATCCTATTATACCATTTATTGAGCCTCCTGTAGGATTTGAACCTACGACAACCCGCTTACAAGGCGGGTACTCTACCCCTGAGTTAAGGAGGCGTATCCCTAGAGAGAATTGAACTCTCGTTTACACCGTGAAAGGGTGTTGTCCTAACCACTAGACGATAGGGACAGAGAGCGAATAGCGAGAATCGAACTCGCACATTAACCTTGGCAAGGTTACGCACTACCACTATGCAATATTCGCTTGGCTGGGTTGGTAGGATTCGAACCTACGACTTAGGAATTAACAGTTCCTCACTCTGCCAACTGAGTTACAACCCAAAGCCTATTACAAAAACAAATTACCTATTTGTCTTGTAATTCTACCAAGCCTACTTAATACAGAACTATAAGAATTATTTGCTAAATAACTTCTAATAAGTGTTAAAACTTTGCTCTCTGTAGTAATAACTTCACTAGTACTAGCAGATCTTAGTTGAGCAGTTGAAGTATCAGTAGTTGAAGTAGTTGCAGTAGTTGTATCAGAAATACTTGTTGTAGTACATTGACTAATACAAGCACCTGAACCAGTATCCCAAGTTCTACCGTTCAAATCTGTTGCTACTCCATTTTGAATAGTAGTTGTAACAGTTCCAGAATCATTTTTGATTGCAAATTGATTTTGATTATATGTTACATTTTGACCATGCCATCCAGCAACATTTCCTTCTGGAGATGCGTTTGTTTGTGAAATTATTTTACTACCTACTGGACAACCCATATACTCTGATGTCATAGTTTTATCATTTCCTGCAAAGTATGAGCCACCAACAATAACTCCACATACATATCCAGTAGGATGTACTACTGCATAACCATTTAATTGATTGGTTGTTGTATTGTTATTAGTTGTAGTTGTTGATGAAGTTGACGATGTACCTGTTGATACCGTCCTAGTTTCAACACTTGGCACTGGCGTAGGCACTGGCGTAGGAGTTGGCGTAGGAGTTGGCGTAGGCACTGGCGTAGGCGTTGGAGTTGGCGTAGGCACTGGTGCAGGAGGAGTTGGTTTTGGATCACAAACAGTATTTGTAGATGCTGACCAATTAGGTTTTTCAACTGTACCTAAATTTCTCCTTACGTAATTAAATGAGCAATAGGCAGTTAATCCACCAGAAACTCCATAATCATGTAAACCACGAACGGTTACATTAATCTCAGTTCCAGGATCTGTACATGGAAGTTGACCAAAAGTATTAATACCAGAAACGGTAATAGTTCCAGTAGAACAAACCTCTGCATGTGCAGGTGATTGAATTAATGTTAAACCTAATACAGTTATAATTCCCACCACTATTTTTTTCATTTTACCCCTTTTATTAGTTGTTGTTTATTTTAATTACTACTTGACAAGGGTCTCCGCCCTCTTCCCATTCTTGTGCTTCTTCATCACTCATATAAGGATCTCCTTCATGAGTGTTGCAAAACGGTTCTGTTACCCAGCCCCGCTCAATTCCGTTAGTTAACCAAATCTCAAACTCATCAAGACTTGATGACTCATTTTGTAAATCTTTTAATATATCGTCAAAGTTTGCCATATATAAATTATACCCTTAAATGTTTACCACGTCAACTGGACCCATGCAAGATGGACTAAATTTTATTGCTGCATTTACCGCTCCAACAACTCTTTTGCGAGGATCCTTAGATTTTTCTGTAGCATTTAAATATCCGTAAGCGTATTCTGCACCTGAACCCATTGCTAAATAATCTAAATTATATTTAGATAAAGACATATCAATAGCATTGTGTTCATATATTTGACCTTTAACACAAATAATAAGACCTAAATCACCTTCTTTAGTAGTATCTACCCACCAGTTATTATAAAAATCTCTAAGTTGTTTAATAAACTTAGTTTGCATAAACTTATCTAAATCTTTTATATCTGGAACATATGGATTAAAATTATAACGAATACGTTCACCATCTAGCGCTCCAGCATATCCAATTAAATATGGACCAAGTTTCCAAACTTTTGGAGAGGTTAATGAAAGGATGGTGTTATCGTCTGAGGCACCACGATCACCAGCCATGTAGATTTTATTTTCATGACGAACTACAGCCAAGACTGTCATATAGAAAATCCCCTCAGAGTATACCCTTTAAGTATAGCAAATGATTATTGCTTAGTCAAACACCTTTATTTAATGATTTGACCACATGCTGAGCATGTTTTAGGCTTAGCCGCAGCCTTTTTAGCAGTACCTGCAGGCGCAGAGCCAAACTTAGGTCTGCCAAACCCTACAATAGAAACCATAATTCCTTTTTTATTTTTCTTAAAAGCACGAAGTTTTTTACAAACCTCTCCACCATTACGTTGGCTACCTTTAGGATCTCCAGAAGTGTTACCTTCAACACACCAAACTGTTCCATCCCCATTGTCTGCTACTACTATTGCTACGTGGCTAATTCTGTCTACCCCGTCAGATGGAAAATCAAAGTATGCAATGTCTCCTGGTTCTGGATCCGCTAAATCTCCGTCAATCCAAGATCCTGCTTTTTTAAATGCTTGTGCTCCACCTGGAGTATAAACAGTATTTGGAATTTTTACTCCTGCTTCATTCGCACACCAGTTTACAAACGAACCACACCATGGCTGAAAGTCTGCTTTAGTAAATTTACCATACTTGGTTTCGTTATCTTTAGGACCTTCAACAGTTCCTACTTCTGCAGTAGCAACTTCAATAAGACGGGCTGCTGTACCTTGCTCCGCCATTATTATTTATCCCAATTTGCATCAACAGGTTGTTCCTCTGGCATTGCACCATCAGGTTTATTTAATCTACGTGCTTTTGCTTCATCAATTTCTGATTCAAGTTTTTTATCTGCCATTGTATTTTTGGCATCAACTTCTTTGTTTGCAATCTGTGCTGCCATAACATCTTTGGCGCCAGATGATCCTATAAGAAGACCAGCAAGTGTTCCTGTAATAAATGTTGCTACGCTACCAAGAACGTTAAAAAACATTTTATCGTTTTCTGATTGTCCTGTAATTGGTTGTGTAACAAATATAAGAGCATACATAATTCCTGTTGCAGTTATAAATAAAATTGATCCTAAAGTAATTCCTAGGATAAACTTTAATCTTGCATCTAACTCTTGAGGAGTTAATCTTTCTTTAGCCATTTTGTGTTCCCTCCACCTTTTCTTGTTTTGCTAAATCTTCTGGACATGCTCCGTTAGCAGTACAAATTGGTGGTTTGCATTCTGCTGATTCCCAGTTTGCGGGGTTTTGGCATGGGTATCTATAGTGACCGTCATATCCACAACCAGACAATCCTAATGCTAGGATACTTGATAGTAGGAGTATGCGTAATTTTAACATACTCCTATTATATCAAACTTATTCGTCTTCTTTACGAATCCCTATGGTTGCAAACCATATGGCTACCGATGCTAGGGTTACATACCCTACTACCGTCTTTGCGCTGCCCTCTAAAACCACCCATGCTACAAAGAAGCCCAGGAATGTAAAGTTCTCATTTAGGGCTGCCATACCCCATTGTTTT